TCTTGGTCAAGATATAAAACATATTTTGTGTCAACTAAATGTGTGAAGGCTGCATATGTTCGGTGGCCATAAAAGCCATTGGCACCAACATTGATTGGTAAATAACATCTTTCTAGATTTTTTCGGCTTAAAAAATCATCTGTTATTAACCTAGTTTTTGAATGGTATTTTACACCATCAGCAACAACATAACATTTAGTTTCATAAGTTTGTTCAAGTACACTTTGAACAGCACTTTTCAACTCTGGTACACCAGTAGTTGGTAAAATCACAGTCGCAGACATAAATCATCCTCTAGTCAGTTTTAAAATAGCCTCTATTTGTTTTTCAATTGCAGGTTTACGGTTTGGCCAATAGATGTATTCCTTATCACCTGTACTATGTAGTTTCTTTAGGAAAGGGATAATCATCTTCTCAAGTTCAGCCATTCTTTGTTCAGTTTCAGATAAAGTGTTTTTAACTGTCTCTACAGTCCTAACACTCTCCTTAATTGCTGAGTTATATTCTTGTTCAGATACGGCAGAGAATCCGAAATCGTGTTCAGAATCTTCGTAGCTTTTTAAAATTTTATCAAAGTCTGTTAGTGCCATTATTTGTAAGAGTAGTCACACATCATACGGGTAGGATAACCATCACCACCTTGTGTATCACGTATGTTTAGTTTAAGAATGTAGTGACCTGTTTCTATTTCCATGTCAATACGCTTACCGGTACCTGATTTACCACCATAGTACACATTACATGAAGTTGGTGTTGCCGCTTCGGTCATATATTTTTTATCAATTTCATACACCTCAGTTTTACCGGTCAATTTATGAACAATCGTATAACCGTGACCAACACCAGAAATCAAAAAGTTTTTTAATTCATTCTTCTGTTTTGGTGACATTGATTTCCAAACATCTTCAACATATCCTTTTTTAAGTTTACCGTTGTAGATATCACAAAACAAAGCATCATTGATGTTAAACATATCCAAAATTTTTAAACCGTCTTTGTTTTTGATACGACCGGTTTTAATTTCTTGCGGAGAAAGAACCGTACGAATACCTGAATTGAAGAAAGTTACTGTGCCACCTGTTTTCAAACTTAGATAGATTTCTTTTTTATCACAAATCAAAGTAATGTCGGTAACAACTGGCCCCAAATTGTTATCGATTACCTGTATTTTTGATGAAATTAAAACTTGTGGTGTAAAGACGAAAGGCCTTTTGTTGTTTAACTCACCAACTTCTTTGATTTCTAGTTTACTACATTTATCCAGTTTATGCAATTTAACTATATCATCAACTGCTTGAGCAAGTTTAACATCTGCAATTTTATTGCCACTCCACCACTGTCTTAATGCTTCAGCCAATTGGCCCTCATATGCATTACCTTTGTTCTGTACACCTCGGCCACCAGATGATCCAGAACCAAATTTCATGGTTATTTTACTTACTTTTGCTTCTCTCTTTATTTTTGCGAGGTCGATATCAGTTTGTAAATCTCTTGTTACATTAATTTTGGCAATTGCTCCTGGATCAATGTTGATTGGAGATTCAATCGTTTTAAATTTTGATTTCAAATAAGCAAAGACATTAATTATATCTTCTATCTTTCCTTTATCACCTTTTAAAGTTTGTTTGATTTCAGTTGCAGTCTTTGGGAAAAATGTGTAAGCCATGGAACACCTTCAAAGAAAGTATTTATCTGATAATTTGGATATCCTTTCCAGAAGTCCAAATCTCTAGTTCGGTTTTTAACCGTTTCTCATTGTACAGTGTTTCATACCGATTGCAAGCCTTATTTCGCCACCATTCAATCAAGTTTGCCACTTTATGTTTTTCATAGTTTTCACCAGGAATAAGCACGTCCGTCTTACAGTTTACATAGTCAACCATGTTTTTGAAACCATAATCACTAATGTAATATCTTTTTTGTTCTGTCAACCCTTTAGCCTTCTCAATCGTTGCTTGGAATGTGCCGCCTTCAGGAGTACCTTTAAGTGATGCTTTAGTAAGTGATATAATCTTCATGGAGATTTTTAGTTTCTTACTAGAAGCATCATCTTCAACCAGAGGTCCAACTCTTTCTTGTACATAATCACGCAAATCTGAATAAGGTTTACCATGCATCATAGGAAGAAAATCTGAATCTGTCAAACCTTTATATCTGATGTATGGTTTCATACCATCATACTGTGATACTGTCTTTGAAGAACCATACAAACTGGTAGTCTCAAACAGGCACAAATTCATACCATACTTCTTATTCACAATCTCACGTACTTCATGTGAAGTACAGATTGCAGCCAAAAGTTTACCACCAAGGTAATTATAACCAAATGGTTGTGCAGGCACAATAACAAAACCCATCATTGCAGAATTATTGAATCGTTTACCCCATTCAGGTTTTTGTGTAAACACTTGGCCAAGCATATCATTACGTGGCTTACAGTTGATTACAGGTGAACCAAGTCGGATGAATCCTACGTACTTTCCTGTGTTTGTTTCACGTACAGCCAGTTTGACATTACGACCAACAGGTGGAATATTTACATGTGATGAAGTGATGTTCAGTAGATTGGTCCATGTTTCAGTATCAATCTCAACAACTTCAAAATTCATATCTTTTGGATGCATTGTAAAATTTTGGAACAATTCATCTTCGATTGGAAACAAAGGATTGGATGGTAGTTCAGCCAGAGAATTCAATTTCTGGTCACGCATATATTCATCAATACGGTCAAAGTTACCAAAGTAATCTTCAAATACTTTGGCACAATGTACTGCATCATTAAATTCTAATTTCATACTTTAAATCCATCAAATGATTTCTTCTGTGGTTTTTCTCTGTTACCAAATGTGTTGAGTGATTTGTCTGGCATACCAGAATCGGTGATGCCGTCTTGGCCAGATTGTTCCACATCATATAGGCGCATCTTTGCTCTGTCAATACCCAAGGTGAATCGTTTATACATTGTTGGATCCGAGTAACGATTTTTCAACTGCTTCACCATAATTTGGCCAAGTTCTTCCAGTTCTTCGGAAGAAATCAAAGCAAACATCAAGTCTGCGGTTGCTGGCAAACCAAAACTCTCACTTGTGTCCTCAAGTCCTGGGTCGGATGAAGTAAAACCACTTCTTGTTGTCTGTGTTGCAGATACAATTGGTACTCCGTACTCAACGGCAAGTCCACGCAGTTCTTCGGCAATAGCCTTAACATAGGTGTAACTGTTGACATTAGCACCAGCTTTAACTCTAGCACTGCAACAAATGTTAAGATAATCAACAAAGATAATATCAGGAACAAAAGACTTTTTAAGATTGAGCTCATTGAGTAAGGTGCGAAAATGAGTGGTGCTTGCAGATGCTGTAGGATATTCCTTAATGATAAGTTTTCCAACAGTCTTTTCACGGAGTTTAGCAATCTTTTTATCATACATATCTTTCGGTAAATTTACAAGGTCATCAACTGTGACATTCAATAGATTTGCATCTATTCTTTCTGCAATCTTTTCTTCAGCCATTTCCATGGTAATGTAGAGTACGTTTTTACCTTGTACCATACATCCTGCAGCCACATGGCACATGAACAAACTTTTTCCCACGCCAGTTCCGGCAAGAGCAATATTAAGAGTTTTAGTAGGTAGACCACCCTTTGTGATCTTGTTAAAGAAATCCAAATCAAAGGGGATTCGTTCTTCTTTACGGTGGTAGAATTCATATCGTTCTTCCGAGTTTTCCAAATAATCATGGCCAACAGAGTTGTCAAAACTTACCGCCAGAGCGTCCGATAATACCTTGGGAATCGCACCTTTATCTTGGGTTTTGTCTGTGCCCTCAAGTATAGAAATCGCCCCCAATACTGCATTGTATATCGCTTTCTCTTGGCAAAACTGTTCGGTCCTGTCAACAATCCATTGAATCTTGGATTCTTCTCCCTTAGTTTTTCCAATTTCTTGGAGATAAGCTTCGCACTTCTCCACTTCGTCATCTGTGAGATTACGCCTCTCTTTGATGGCCAGTGTAAGCGCTTCAATCGTTGGTGGAGAATTGTAAGATTCTGTGAACGATGCAATTTCATGATATAATGTCCTGTCAGTTCTGTCTGTAAAATATTCAGATTTTAGAAACGGTAAAACCTTGCGTAGATATTCTTCATTGTAGATTAGGTTCTTTAAAATCGTCTGTTCCAGTTTCATCAATCACTTCCTGTTCAATGTTGGATGACATTATTTCTACCAATAAGTCACCAATGTAATTTTTAAAATCACTATCCTTTTCCAATTTGGAAGGCTTCATAACTGTAGATTCTAACACATCATAAGCAAAAAGTAAATAGACCTGATCGTTTTCTTCCTTGAACTTTACCTTACCATACTTAAAAATGG